GGAACTGCAGGTTCTCCATGGGGGTGTCACCGGGATCCAGCAGGTTCTCCTCGGTGGTGGACAGGGACCAGTTGTTGTGCTTGCCGCTGCCGTTGACCCCCTCAAAGGGCTTTTCATGCTGCAGGCAGACCAGACCGTACTTGGGAGCGATCTTCTTCATCATCTCCATGGTCAGCAGGTTGTGGTCGATGGCCACATTGGTGGTATCGTAGATGGGGGCCAGCTCATGCTGGCAGGGGGCTACCTCGTTGTGCTTGGTCTTGGCAGGTACGCCCAGCTTCCACAGCTCCTCGTCCAGTTCTTTCATGAACGCAGACACCTCGGGACGGATAACGCCGAAGTAATGCTCCTCCAGCTCCTGGCCCTTGGCAGAGGGAGCACCGAACAGGGTGCGGCCGGTGAGGATCAGATCCTGACGGGCCTCGTAATCCTCCTTCTTAATAAGGAAGTACTCCTGCTCGGGGCCGACAGTGGTGGAGACGTAATCCACATCCTTGCCGAACAGCTTCAGGATACGGATCGCCTGATTGGACAGTGCGTTCATGGAACGCAGCAGGGGGGTCTTCTTATCCAGAGCCTCGCCGGTGTAGCTGACGAATGCGGTGGGGATGCACAGCACATCATCCTTCACGAATGCGTAGCTGGTGGGGTCCCATGCAGTGTAGCCACGGGCCTCGCAGGTGGCGCGCAGACCGCCGGAGGGGAAGGAAGATGCATCGGGCTCGCCGCGCACCAGCTCCTTGCCGGAGAACTCCATGATGGCGGTGCCGTCGCCCACAGGGGAAACAAAGCCATCGTGCTTCTCACTGGTGATGCCGGTCAGCGGCTGGAACCAGTGGGTGTAGTGGGTGGCACCCAGCTCCATGGCCCAGCGCTTCATAACGCTGGCCACAACGTTTGCCACCTCAATGTCCAGCGGAGCACCCTTGTGCAGGGTGTTCTTCAGGCTCTTATAGGTTGCGCTCGGCAGGCGCTCCTTCATCACATGTTCGTTAAAGACCTTGCTGCCGTAGATTTCCATAACATTCGCTGCCATAAATCCTACTCCTTACTTGATCTTATTTTTCTTACCCTTTCGTCTGCATTCTGGTCTGCCGCAATGCCGCACCCAGAAGTACGAAAGCATCTTAACAAAAACGGCGCTGCGAGTCAGGAGGTGACCCACAGCGCCGTTGCTGTCTATGGTTTGATTATAGCCGCTGCCGGGCAAAAAGGCAATTGACAAATCTGACGATTCTGCACAAGCAGCTTCCGGCATTTTTGGAGCATCCGCACTTGGTATGACTTTTTAAGAGAACGAACCCTCTCCGCCCGATGGGAAAAACCCTCTCAGTCATTGCTTGCGCAATGCCAGCTCTCCCGAAGGGCGAGCTTTTATCCAGCTGCCGGGTAAGTTTATTCATCATCGGAAAAGATTGTTGTTTTCCGTCCCTGCTCATAAAGCTCCCCCCTCGGGGGAGCTGGCAAAGCCGTCAGGCTTTGACTGAGAGGGTTCAGGCAGCGCAGCAAAAAGATGCATTTACCCGATGGGGTCCCTTCTGGTGAAAATGTGTTTTTAATATACGGTGCCATTGTCCGCTACGGCCCCGCTTCGTGAAAAAGAGCTTCCGGAAAATCCGCAGATTTTCCGGAAGCTCAAACATTAAAAATAAAATTTCCGCTGAAGATGCCCAGAGTGAAACGGAGGGCATTCAAATCGTCAAATCACCTGAAAGAGGAAGAACTTCAGATAATTCGTTTCCGGCACGCCCCACAGGATCGGGTGATCCGGAGCCTGCTGCTTCACTTCGATCTGCCGCAGCTGGCGGTGCGCATCCTTTGCCGCTGCACGCAGCATCTTGATGAACAGCTCCTCGGTGGCAAAGTGGGAGCAGCTGGCAGTTGCCAGATAGCCGCCGCGGGGCAGCAGCTTCATGGCACGGTAGTTGATCTCCTTGTAGCCGCGCATGGCGTTTTCTACGGTGCGGCGCGCCTTGGTAAAGGCCGGCGGGTCCAGAATGATAAAATCGTAGGGGTGCCCCTCTTTTTCCAGCCTCGGCAGCAGCTCAAAGGTGTCCTCGCACAAAAAGTCCATATTGGTCAGACCGTTGCGCTGGGCATTGCGCTGCGCCATGGCAATGGCCTCGGCACTGATGTCGGCGGCGGTCACACGGGCAGCGCCGCCCGCAGCGGCGTTCAGTGCAAAGCTGCCCGTGTGGGTAAAGCAGTCCAGCACGGTGTGGCCTGCGGCAAGACGTGCCACCGCCCGGCGGTTGTACTTCTGGTCAAGGAAGAAGCCGGTCTTCTGCCCATTCTCGAAGTCCACATGGTAGTAAACTCCGTTCTCGCAGATCTCGGTCTGGATGCTTGCCGGATGAGTCTCACCGGGCAGCTCAAACCAGCCTTTGTTCTGCTCAAGACCTTCCTTGGCACGCAGAGCCTCATCATTGCGCTCGTAGATGCCATCGATGGTCTGGCCGTCGGCGCGCAGGACTTCTGCCAGAATGGGGAAGAGGATGGGCTTGAGCTTTTCCATGCCCACGCTCAGGGTCTGGGTGACGAGGATGTTGCTGAACCGGTCCACCGTCAGCCCGGGGAACTGGTCGGCCTCGCCAAAAATGACGCGGCAGGCAGAAAGGTCTGCGGGTTCCAGCACGGTTTTGCGGTAGCTCCATGCATATTCCACCCGGCGGCGCCAGAAGGCTGCATCAAAGGTGTCATTGGCGTTGCGGGAGATCAGCCGCACGCGGATCTTGCTCTTGAGCGAAACGAAGCCGGTGCCAAGGTAGGAACCCTTGGTGCTGACCACATCGGCCAGAGTGCCGTTTTCCGGCTCATTTTCCGGGGAATTGAGGATGTCGTTCTCGTACACCCATGGATGCCCGCCCACCAGCAGGCCCTCGGCGTGTTTGTTGACGGTATACACAGGGTAAGCGCGTTCTTTCATATGGTTCTCCTTATCATGAACGAACTCTCTTCGTCCCGCGTTTGCAGACAGAAGGAGTAAAAATCTACTCTTTATAATAGCATACTTTTTCAGGCTTGTACACTCCGAAACTGTCCGATTTCACGAGAAAATTTACTACTTTGGCTGCTGCAAATTTGACAATTTCGACGGTATTTAGTAACAAATTAGAAACACGTTATCGAATTAGTAACACGCAAAGCACAAAAACAGCCCCGAGGAACCGTCAGGCTCCCCGGGGCTGCTGCTATGTATTGAGTTTACTGTTTCCCTACAACATCCTTCGCCCTGTCAAAGCAGAACTGGATGACCCTGCCGATGGTCTCATCGGTGATCGCCCAGCTGAAGAGCCTGCCAAACTTGCTGGCGTCCAGCGCAGCGCGCAGCTTTGCCGCCACCCATGCTTTGCGTTCGGCACCGCGCTTTGTGCCCTGGATCTCATGCTCGGCGCGCTCGATCAGGTCAAGCACCAGCGGGCGGACGGTCGCGCCGTAGCCCAGCCGGATGGCACCGAGGACGTAAAAGGCGAAGCCGCCCAGCATCAGGACGAGGGCAAGCCAGCCGGGGACAACGTTCAAGATATTGGTCAATACTGCTTCCATGGTCAGATTCCTTTCTTCAGTTGATAATAGCGCGGATCCCGCGCTTTGCGACAAACTCCCGCTGCTGGTGTTTCACGGCAGCGGCATAATCTAGGGCGGCGTGCATATCGCCGTTGCAGTGGGCGTCCGGGATGCGCTGCACGGCTCTGGCAGTGGCCTCGCCCAGTGCAATGGCTGCAAGGGAACTTTCGTACAGGTTCGTCTCGAACTCCTCACGGGCTTTCTCTGCGGCTTCCTGCCGTGCTTCCTGACGCTCGATGCGCCGCTTCAGCTGCCAGACGAGAAGCCCCAGCACGCTGGTTGGAATGCCAGCGGCTACGATCACAGACCACACTGGAATCACCCCTCCCCCAGATCATCGTCATCCTCTTCGGTGTCTTCCCACGCCTGCTGGATGCGCTGGCCGTTGGCACAGACCACATCCATGGTAGCGTCGGCCTGAATGTTCGTTGCGATCAGCGCCTTGTCCATCGTGTCCATACCGAAATAGCCGGTGAACACTTCACCTGTGGGCAAAGGCGCAGCTACTGCCACTTTGCTGATTTTGTGCTCTTCGAGCGTGGCCAGAACGTCGGAGAGCCACGATGCATAGGGAGCATCAGAAATCAAACAGCTCGCCATTGGTCACACCTCCATCATGGGGATGCCGTAGTCCTCGGCGCACTGGTGCTCAATGCGGCAGCCGCGCGCATTCTGCCAGCCCGGAGCAAAGATTGCCACATCGGCCTTTGCAAGGAACTCGATGCTCCGGGCCAGATAGTCCAGCGGCTTTGCTGCCGGGCCGAAATCATCAAAGAAGGTTTCCAGCGGAGCCACATCTTCACCCAACAGGGCCTTTGCCTTGCTGATCGCGGCGGTGCGTTCCTGAAGTACCTGTTCATCGGACAAGCCACCCATGGGCTGGCTGATAAAAATAGTCTTGCTCATGTTATTCACCTCACAGTGTCCACCGGCTTTTGTTCGGGCGGGTGTCTACATGCACCCAGCCCTTGGCTCGGCCTGCCTTGACCGGGTAGCGGCCCACGCCGCCCCAGCCGGGCATCAGGCTTTCGGCGTAGGCGGCCACAGCCAGCGGGTCGGTGTCCTGCACCTGAATGTCAGCGGCCCGGCCCAGCAGGTGCTGGCTGGATTTAGAGCCGCCCACCCTCGTGTTGTGGCTGGCGGTGCGGTAGCCGCTGGTGATGGTCACCGGCTTGCCGAAGTGCTCCCGGATGCACTGCAGCAGCACCACAAGGCCCTCGTCAATGAGGATGGTGTCGGTGCCGTCGCGGCAGCGGAACTCCCGCACACGGAACGCGGGGGAGAGCTGCTTTGCGCCGTCCTTCTTCAGGCTATACTGCTTGATTGCCATATGTATCACGTCCTTTCACGGGGTCAGGCGCTAGTCTTTTCGGTCAGCATCTCGGTCAGCTCGGCGTAGTGCTCATCGGTCAG